GCAATAATCGTATTCCCAATAACCATATACGACATATTGATCTTCAAAGGCCATTATGCGTCTACTGCACCTTCGTAATCAGTAAAGGTCTTTAATACTGCGTAGATTGCAGGGATTAAATCACCTTTTAAGTCCTCAATCGCAATGTAATGAGCATTTTCTTTAACTGTAGCCATGTTGCCATGTCGTGCTTCTTCGTTATAGTAAATAGCTACTTGCACTTGGATTTGGTCTTTTGTACCAAAGAAGTTAGTAATTTTAGCGTAGGCTTGTGGGGCTGGTACACCGAATTGAGTTGATGCTAGGTTAAGTTTTAATGCCATGATTGCTCCTTAGTAAGTCATTTCTGTTGTACGGATTTGGCAAACTGTACGAATAGTCGTACTTGCTTGCCCTGTAAAGGTAACTCGTAAACCACCATTGGTAGTATCGGCTGTAACTGCTAATGCCCATGTTGCCGCACCAGCATCAGCATAAAGGGAAGTTACTGTAGGTGTCCCAACTAAAGCTGTAGTTCCTACTCCAGCACCTCGCTTGATTACACCTTCGATAGTCCAGCCTTTAGTATCTCCACCACCAGTAACTCCTGATATAACTTCACCTCTAAAGAAGTAAGCAGAGTTGTTAGGTAGTATTACTTGGTTTGTTCCGCTTGCCGCTGATGTATTAGAGCGTAATGCTGTAGCAGTTGCGTCTGTTGTTTGAACACCAAGAACAAGTAAAGCGGCTTGAGAAACGCCAGCCGCATTAGCAATAGGTGAATTACTTGCAGAAAAAACAGTATTAGCAGTAATTCCTCTAGTTGTTGAATTTGTCCCAAAAGCAAAAGACCTTGCCCCATCAGCGTATGCCACTCTACCCATTGCAATAGAATAATCTCCAACGGCAGAAGTCGATAGTCCCATAGCAACAGAAGAAATTCCGCTTGCGGTATTTCCAGTCGCTGTTGTGCCATCTGTTCCACCTCCAATAACAACAGAACCAGCACCACTAGCCACATTTTTTACACCACCAACTACTACTGACCAATCCCCACTAGCCACATTCCTATTAGCCGCAGTACCAGCATCACCACCACCACCGATAAATGAATAACTACCTGTAGCTTGGTTATTACCACCGCCAACAACAACTCCATGAGGGGTGTAGAAAGATAGAGTGCTTGTAGATGAACCTGATGCGGCTTGGGAAAGAGTAAGGCTTGTTCCTGATATGGCGGCTACATAAGTTTGACCAGCAATAGAAGTGCCTGTGATGTATTGACCGACTTTAATTGATGCGTTAGAACCTGACAATGTAACGGCTGTTGTAGCGTTCATTGTTCCTGACTGCGTGGTTACTGCGGCATTGGCTGTTCCTGAGTTGGTATATCCACCGCCAATAAAATTATATATTCCAGTTGATGTATTTCCATAACCGCCTACAGTTGTACTATACAACGCTGTTGCTTGATTTGATTGACCACCGCCAACAAATGAAACTGTACTTGTTGATGAGTTTGAATATCCACCTATTATTGACGAATAACTACCACTTGCCGCATTATCATAACCAGCGCCAACAAATGCGTTTGTTCCACTTGCAACTCTAGCGGCACTACCTCTTTGCATTTGTAAATCAACAGCGTATGAACCCCTAGCATTACCACCTACTGTAGAAGATGTAGTAGCTTGTGCTTGTAATGCTCCTGTTAGGGCTGGCTGTAGATATACTGCACCAGTATTTTCCATGCCAAGTGATGCAAAACCGCCTAAAGATAAAGATGGATTACCTAATAGAACTGTTGTGGTTGTAGGAACATAAGTACCGACTGTTGCAAATGGCTCTAATTGACCGCCCCAAGCATATATTCCTTTTGTAATATCACCTAAATAGGAATTTGCACCACCAAGAGAACTAGGTGAATAAGTTGTTGAATTACTTGTAGAAACCATAAACAAGTAATCACTTCTAGCAGGAATTGCGGCAGTTAATACACAACGATACCATCCACTACCAACGCTAGTAATAGATGTAGTGGTAATAGAAAATCCTGTTCCAGCCGCATTTGTTTGTGAAACAGCTACACCACTTAAATCATAAGTTGCCGCCACATATACGCTACTAGCATTACCTGAAATTGCTATTGTTGCGGCTGTTCTGCCGTTTGCTTTAAAATAACAAGATGCTGTGTATGTTCCAGCATATAAATTTAAAGCTGTATTAGTAAAAGCCCAATGAACTGCCGTTGTTGCTGTTTCAGTTAAAGAAGATGCTGTATTTGTTGTATCAGGAGCAGTTGTAGCATTATTAGCATTAGTTAATCCACTTCCAGCCCAAGATGTAGCAAAAGCCTGTGATTGAATAACTAAATTTTGCCCAGTACCTTTTAATACTTCTGTCTGTCCTGTAATAGTAGTAAATGTTCCTGCGGCTGGGGTAGTAGCACCTATAGTAGTGCCATTAATTGTGCCGCCTGTGATGGCAGCAGAAGTCTTTTCTACCTTGTCTGTATTAAGGTTATTAAAGTTAGCATCTACCTCTACATGAGATAAAGGACTTCCCTTACCACTTCTGGTAACTATAGTAGACATATTAAGCCAAAGTTACTGATACGCTAGATGTAGCGAACTTAAATACATCTCCACTTGCAATGGTCTTAGATGTAGTTAGTGCGCCATAGTACAACATATTGCCAGTTGTTAAGGCATCAAAGATTGCAAAATGGGTAATTGTTCCCCATGAGCCTGTAGCCTGGTCAAACTCAACAGCAGCAGCAGAGTTAGTTGTTACTCCGTTAGAAGGAGCAGCAAAGGTGATGGCCTTGCGAGCATAGCCTGTGCCAGTACATTCTGTGCCTGATCCTGCCTCTGTTGGATCAGAAGTAAATAAGGCAGCATAGACTGTTGCTGGGGATGTAAAAGTAGTATTGCGTAGAGTAGCGTTAATTAATGCGTTCTCTAGGTAGTTTGAGATTGCAGACATGGTAATCCTATCGTGAAGTTAATTGCATTGTTAGTGGTACTCCAGCGTACTCTGAGCTTTCGTCTGATCCGTTAATATCAGAAGTAGCTCTATCGTATAAGGTAGCCCAAGTTTGCACTCTGGCATCGTTCATAAGATAAGGCTCTGCCTCTGCCAAGGATGCGTAAAGCAAGGCATCTGGGAAGTTAGCCAGATAAGCATTTGTAGATACACTTGTAGATAATGGCGTTGGCTTGTAGTAATAAAGCATCTCTACAACATAAGCTGAGTCTGGAGTTGGAGCAAACTGGATCTCCTCTCCAATGATTGTGTAGTACACAGGCAGACCAGACTCACCAGCTCTAGCATTGCGAGAGAACAAGGAAGGCGATAAATAGCTAATAGTGTTTCTTGGATTTCCTTGGGTAAATATATCTCGCATCTCTAAGAAGTCTGTAGGCAAACCAACAGTAGAATCTGCTGCTGTCATTGTTGCTGTAGCAACTTTAAGAGTTTGGCGAGTACGGATCTCTCTTGCCAGGCGAATCTCTGCAAAGGTAATAAAGTCAGGAATTACCGCAGTCAAATCTGATCGACCTAGATAGCTTGCTATAGAAGTCTTTAATTCTGTGTATGTTGCAAAGCCCATTAGGACACCTCAATATTATGCCAGCCGTATGTGTAATTACCTATATGGCCTATCTCCATTGAGAGATCGTGATCCACATAAGTATCTATTCCTGCATCTTTCGCTTTAATGCAAAAGTAAACATCTTCGCCTAATAACTTCCCATTTGGCAATTGCTCAAAGTAAAAGTAAGGCTTTTCTAGTTTCTTAAATGCTGAGTTTTTAATGAGAATGACACCGCACCCTATGGCATCTACCTTCTCTATTCCTTTTTTAACATTGGAATAAACAGGCAGCCACGATACAGAACCATCTTCCTCATAATTAATGTTTTTGGCAGTAGGCTTTACTGGCTCTGATCGAGTAGTAGCGTTTACGCCAACAATGTCTTTATTATGCTTTAAAAGCCGAACAAGCGCATCTTTTGGAAAGCGCATATCAGCATCTATAAACATTAGGTAATCGCAACGCTCATTGATAACAGAGTCTACTAACGCATTACGCTGATCGAATATTAATGTACCTGTAGATGTGTACAGATTAATATCGTGTTTCGTCTGTTTTGCTGTGTAATTAACTAATGCTGATAAGTCAAACGATGTGGATATTTCTACTTGCCCTCTTGCTGGAACGCAGATTCCTATCCTCATACTGTGCCACCCCTGGTACGAAATACTCTATTGTCAGGGTTATTTAACCACTTTACTAAAGCCTTTTGGTCTAGTATGTGGTAACCACGCATTATGCCTTCTCTGTTGAGGGTGTTAATAATCTCAGCAGGAATTGAAGCAATTTTATTTTTAGGGTCATATATGTTATCACCCCAGCCAGTTTTAGAACTTCTAGCATTGAATTGTTCCTTAGTATGTTCCGCAAAATCAGTTAAATCTACTTCAGACTTGATAACTATTCCACCATCGCCATCTGCGTATGCAGTACGGATAACGCCATCTACTACACCGAGATTGCCTTTTTTGCCTAAATCAGACATACATTCTCCTAGAAAAGGGGATCAGTTTCCCAATCCCCTTATTCTACATTACTTATGACAGATCGAAAACACCGCCATGTGCAGCCTCGTTACGAACTTCCAAGGTGAACTCAGCCAAGATTTGTGTCTTTTCTGCATCACCAACACGAGCTAACTCGTTAGTTTGGAATGGGCGTAGGTAAGCCAATGCTGCATACTCAGGATCGAGAATGAGAGCATCACGAGTACGCATGAAACGATCTGGAACAATTGACAATACGCCAAAGTCGGACTGATAAAGATCAGCACCAGCTAAGATTGTCGCTTGACCAGAAGTAGGCACTTGGTAGCGTTGTGCAGCCAAACCAGTAAAGCCAGAAACTACTTGCTTTTGTGTTGGGCTAACAAACAATGCTGAAGGTGTACCACCGTTAGTAAACACAGATGCAATAACAGTCTTAAGCATTGCTTCTGTGAAGGTACGAGTTGTGCCGTCTGTACGAGTAGAAACACCAACAGTTACAGGGTCTACACCAGTAGTAGCTGTACCATTCTTGCTTGTGTTGCTCTTAATGTATGAGAGCAAAGCACCTAATGTACGAGCAGTAGTGGAGTTACCAGCAGATTGACCTTGGTTAGCTGTGATGATGGTTTCCATATCACGCTTAATTTCGCTAGAAATTTTAGCCAATTGATAGGCTTTTTCGGATTTTCTGCCTGCCTTGTCTACTGCTTCCAAAGTGCCAGAAACCATAACTGTCTTACCAACGATCTGGGTATAGTTACCCAAACGAGTTGTAGGAGAAACAGTAATGTCAGATGCAGTTGCACCTTCAACTAAAGCATTAGCAGTAGTGTTAGCTGCCAATGAGTCAGTCTGCCACTCATGATAAACAGCAGTAGCCTTAGTCTTGCCAATAGATGACATGATTGGGGTATCTGTTGGGGAGATAGAATAGATTACATCGGACAAATCTTCACGATTGCCGATTGATTGATATACCTGATATGTTGCCA